CTGTCCCGTCCCTCTCCCCGGGCCGATCGAGATCAGTCGTGACCATCTCCGCCAACATCACGCCGGCCGCGCCCGATTCGTCCCGGTCGCGGCCGGCGCGCACCCCGCCAAAACGGGTGCCTCGCGTGCTCGGCTCCATCGAGCCGCGGCTGTTCACCCCGCCGTTGCGCCGGCTCACTCCCGCGACGTCGATCGGGTTCCGGCAGATCGATTGGGCTAAGCAGACGCTCTGTCACCCGGCCGACCGGTGGCAAGAGCGCGCCATGATCCGGGCCGGTGAGCTGCGGCGCGATGGGTCGCTGCGGTTCAAAAAGGTGATCCTGATTGTGGCGCGGCAGAACGGTAAGACCGAGCTCTTGATCATCCTGAACGGGTATTGGCTGTTCGCCGATCCGGTGCCCGGGCTGGCCCTGGGTACGTCCACCAAGATTGACTACGCGCGCGAGTCATGGAACAAGCTCCGGCGCCTGATCCAGCGGCACCGTGACCGACACACCGCGGCCGACATCACGAACCTCCTGCCGGAACCCCGGTGGTACCGCGAGGCCAACGGTGAACAGGAGATCTGGACGGCGGACCGGGGCGACGACAGTGAAGCGGCCCGCTACAAGATCGCCGCGTCGAACGAAGAGGGCGGCCGGTCGCTGACGATCCGGCGTCTGGTCCTCGATGAGCTCCGGCAACACCGTGACTACTCCGCGTGGGACGCGTCGGTCCCGGCCACGATCGCGGTAGCCGACTCCCAGATTTGGGCCCTGTCGAACATGGGTGACGACCGGTCGGTCGTGCTCAATGACGAACGCGCCATAGCGGTCCGCGAGCTCGATGACGGCACAGAGGTGGCCGTGGACGACCCGGACACAGACACGCTATGGATGGAATGGAGCGCCCCGCCCGGGGCGTCACCAACCGACCCGTACGCACTCGCGCAGGCCAACCCGCAATTCAACCGGCGGATCGACGGCACGGCGTTGCTGCGGCAGGGACGCACCGCGGCCGAGATCGGCGGCCGGCGGCTGACCGGTTTTCAGACGGAGTACATGTGCCAGCGTGTGGCGCTGCTGGATCCGGCGATCGACGCTGCCTCCTGGGTCGGGTCGACGCTGGCCGGGACTCTCGACGCGGCGCGCGGCCGGCTAGCCATGTGTCTCGAGGTGTCTCCTGATCTTGACCACGTGGCGTTGTACGTGGCCGCGGTCCTCGCCGATGATCGCGCCCGGCCGGAATGGGTGGCCGATTGGTCGGGCCCGGCCGCGGTGGAGCAGGCGCGGCGAGAGTTGCCGGCGTACGTGGCGCGCATCCGGCCGCGGAAATTCGGTTGGTTCCCGGACGGTCCGGCGACCGCGCTAGCCGCACAGCTGCGCAAGAGCGGCCGGGGTTGGCCTCCGGCCGGGACGGAGATCGAAGAGATTGGTGCCGAGCGGTCCTCGGTGTGCATGGGTTTCGCCGCGTCGGTGCTGGCCGGTGCCATCGTGCACGCGGAAGATCCGTTGATCGATACCCAGGTCGCGGGTGCTACCCGCAAGTGGACGACCGACCGGTGGACGTTCGACCGGCGCGGTGGGCCAGTTACCGCGGTCTATGCCGGTGCCGGTGCTGTGCACTTGGCACGCTCCCTACCGCGTCCTAGGACGGTTAGCAGGCGTGCGCACGGCACGTCCGGCTGATCCAGAAACGCGAACCGGAGGCATACACTCCGGTTCATGATTCCATGGGTGGCTATGGCCGCGGCTGCGGTTCGCGATCATTTGCTGCCCCCGCGTCCGCTGATCAACCTGGACAGTGGCCCGGCGCACACGTTCGACGCGGCGCCGCGGCCGGTCGATCAAGTCATCGCAGACATGCTGAACACGGGGTGGATGTCCCGGGTTAGCCGCGCGGACGCGCTCTCTGTCGCGGCCGTGCAGCGTGGTCGCAACGAGATTTGCGCGGTGGCTACGCTGCCGCTGCGGCTGTTCCGCGGGCTCGAGCAATCCGACTCGCCGCTGTTCCGCCAGATAGACATTGACGTGCCGAACGTGGTCACGCTCTCCGCAACCATCGAGGATTTGATCTTCGAAGGGATCGCGTGGTGGAGGGTGACCTCACAGGACTTTGATCAGTTCCCGATGTCTGCGACGCACGTGGATGTCGGCAAGGTGTCACTGCGGCCCCCGGGCGGGCGCGCCGATCCGTCGCTGACGCCGGCCGGCTACGCGTTGCCCGGTGAGAAGTCGTCCGGCGATTGGGTGTGGGTCGACGGCGAACCGGTGTCGTCCAAGCTGATGATCCGGTTCGACTCACCCAACCCGGGCCTGCTCAAGGTGAACGCGATCGCGATCCGGCGCGCTCTGGCACTGGGTCGTCTGGCCAGCATGTACGGGTCGAACCCGCGGCCCCTGGACTACTTCACAGACTCGGACAACCCCGACGTAGAGGCGATGCAAGATCACGAGATCGACGCGTTCCTCGCGGAATGGGCGGCCATGCGCCGGCTCAATCCCACGGCGTGGATCCCGTCCACCGTCAAGCGCGTCGACGTCGACGCGCCGTCGCCGGCGGAACTGCAGCTAACCGAGCTCACCACCGCGGTAACCCTCGAGATCGCCAACGGCATCGGGGTGGACCCGGAAGACCTCGGTGTAAGCACTACGTCGCGTTCGTATTTCAACGGCGTTGACCGGCGCCAAGAGAAGATCAACCGGGTGTACGCGCCGTACATGAAGGCCCTTACCGACCGGTTGGTCATGGGTGACATCACCCGGCGCGGGTATGAGCCACGCTTCGATTTGACCGACTACCTGAAGTCGGACCCGACAACGCAAGTCACGTACTGGAAGGGTCTGTACGACATGGGTGCTGTCGATTCAGCGTGGGTCCGCGCGGCGGCCGGTATCCCCGGTAGCCCTCCGGCCGACACGGCACCGGCGCCGGCCGCGCCGGCCGCGGGTAGTGCCGCGGCGCTCGAGGCGCACTTGATGCTATCCCGGCGCCGGTTCGATGATGACCGGCCGATGTTCACCTTCCACGGGAGCGAGTTCGCTGGGTCGGTGCCGGCGCCGGAGGTCGACACCGAGTCTCGGACGATCACCGGTTTAGCCTTGCCGTACAACGCGGTGGCCCGTAAGTACGGGATCAAAATCCGCTTCCTCCCTGGGTCGCTCGAGTATGGCGATCTTGGCCGGATGAAACACCTCATGGACCATGAGGTCCCGGTCGGCGTCCACACGTCGGTTACCGACACGCCGGCCGGGCCCATGGTCAAGCTGTCAGTTCTAGGTGGTGTGGAGGGATCTCCGGCCCGCCTGCAGCGTGATCAGCTCATGTACGACGCGGAGAACGGTCTGTATGACGGTCTGTCGGTGGGCGTGGAGTTCGATATGGATCCTGCGGCCGGTGACGTCGTGTGGAACGAAGAAGACAAGATCTTGGATGTGGTCCGCGCTACGTGGCGCGAGACCAGTTCCACGCCGCTACCGGCATTCGATGATGCGCGCGTGACCAAGGTGGCCGCGGCGTGGAATGGAGAAAACCCGATGGATCCCTGCCCGCACTGCACACAGCGCCACGTGCCCGGTATCGCCTGCGCCACCTTCGCCGCGCGCCTGCCAGCGCCGGCCGCGCCGGCCGCGCCGGCCGCGCCCACGCTTCCCGCGATGGACCCGGCCGCGTTCGAACAGTTCATGGCCGCGTGGCGGACCACGCCGGCCGCGCCGGCCGCGGAGGTGCCGGCGGCCGTGAATCCGCACCGCGGCCCGGCCGTCGTGACCGAGCCTGCCCCGTACCGGTTCGACCGGTACGGCAACCTTCGCGCCGCGGCGCACGACTTCTCGAGCGACCTGTTCAACGGCTGGCGGCAGGGTTCGGCCGGTGACGCGGCGGCCCGCGACCGCGCCAACGCGTTCCTGGCCGGCGCGTTCTCCGATGAGTCGCACGGCTTCGCGGTCACCCCCGCGAACGTGGCCAGCCTGAACCCGGCGCGCAACCGCGCCGACATGTACGTAGATCAGCTGGACTACCCGTCTCCGCTGTGGGACGCGATCAACAAGGGCACGTTGGACGACATCACCCCGTTCACCATCCCGAAGTTCTCGAGCTCGAGCGGCGTGGTTGCTGACCACGTCTCCGGCGTGGAGCCAACCCCGGGCGCGTTCGCCGCGGGTGTCCAGACGATCACCCCGACTCCGGTCTCCGGCAAGCTCGAGGTCCTGCGCGAGGCATGGGACCAGGGTGGTAACCCGCAAATGTCCGGGCTGATCTGGCGGCAGATGACCCGCGGGTACTCCGAAGCGCTGGAGGCGTACGCGGTCGCGCAGATCGCCGCGCTGGCCGCGTCCATCACAGACCTCACGATCACGACAGCGGCCGTCGACGGCGCGCTTGACGCGGCGATCTCGGCCGCGCTGGTGCCCCTGCAGTATGTCCGCGGTGGTGACCGGTTCCGGACCGTGTTCACACAGATCGACCTCTATAAAGCGATGGTCGCGGCCAAGGACACCACCGGCCGGCGCCTCTACCCGGAGCTCGGCCCGGTGAACGCAAACGGCACCGTGGACCGGGGCTACTCGGCGATCAACGCGCACGGGAAGATCTGGCTGCCGGCGTGGGCCCTCGCCGCGACCGGCGTCGTCGCTGCGAGCTCGTACATGTTCGACCCGGAAAAGGTGTGCGGGTGGGCCACCGCGCCGCGACAGATCGACATCGAATTCCAGGTTCGACAGGTGGAGGTCGGGATCTGGGGGTACAAGGCGTTCGGCATCACGGACTTCAACGGCACCCGCGAGGTCGTGTACGACCCGATCTAGGCCAGTGCAGAAAAACCCGGTCGGGATCCCGACCGGGAATCGACGTCCACCAATAAGCACGATCGCAGGAAGGGGCACCCGCGTGGCGTCAAACAAGGAGCTTGAGCAGGAAGTGGCCCGTCTGTCCGATGAGGTCTACACCCTGACCGAAGAGAACGAAGCGCTCCGGCTGGCGCCGGCCGCGCCGGCCGCGCCGGTCGCGCGCCGGCCGTGGTTGTCCGAAGGTGAGCGCCAAGAGCTCGAGCGGACTGGCGTGACCAACTCCCCGTTCACTGGTGAGCGGATCACCGTCGATGAGGCGCGCGAATACCTCGCCGAGACCGGTCAGTACGGCGTGACCATCAACGACCCGGATCCGGTGGTTGCCAGGGCGGCCGGCTACGCCGTGCCGGAGCGCGTGACCACGCCGGCGGATTCCATCGACGAAAGCGAATAGGGGCCGGTCGTGACCTGGAAGCCTGACTATCTGACCGTTGTCGAGCTCCGCGATTACCTCGGTATCGCGGACTCGATCGACGATGTGCAGCTGCAGGTCTGGGTCACGGCCGCGTCGCGCGCGGTGGACAACCGGTGCAACCGGCAGTTTGGGAAGGTGGCCGGGCCGGTGGCCCGTACGTACCGGCGTCGGCCGGCGTATGACCCGGCGTCCGGTCTGTGGTTGCTCGAGATCGACGATGTGCAGGATTCGACCGGCATCACGGTCAACGGCGTGGCGCTGGCGAGCTCCGGCGCCGCGCTGCTGCCGGACAACGCGCCGGCCGATGGCCGCCCGTGGGAGCGTCTAGGGTTTGCGGACTATCCGACCTGGACGGATCCGTGCGTGGTCGTGGCGCCGTTCGGGTGGACGGCCACGCCGGCACAGGTACCCGGCGCGGTCAAGTTGCAGGGTGCCCGGTGGAACTGGCGTCGGCAGGCTCCATCCGGTGTAGCCGGGTCGCCGGACCAGGGTTCCGAGGTGCGGCTGCTGGCCAAGCTGGATCCCGACGTCGCAACCACGCTGGCCGGGCTATCCCGCCGTCGTCGGGCCGCGTGACCCGGTGGACCTCATCGCGGTGACCGGCCAACTCAGAGCGGCGCTAAGCACGATCCCGGGCCTGCGGGTACCCGCGTGGGGGATCACGGCCATTCAGGCCCCTGCGGGCATCGTGGCGCTCCCGGATCGGCTGCTGTTTGACCAGACGTACCACGGCGGTGCGGCCCGCGGGACGGACACCTTCAAAGACGTGCCGATCGTGGTCCTCGTCGGCGCGCCCACCGAGCGCAGTTCGATCTTGGCGGTGGCTAAGTACGTGGCCGGGTCGGGCCCGCAGTCCGTGAAGGCAGCGCTCGAGGGGTACGCCTACACCGCGTGTGACTTCGTGCATGTGGAGTTCGCGGAGTTCGACGTTCCGAAGTACGCCGGGATCGACTACCTAGCGGCCACCTTTCACACTGACATCGTAGGGAATGGTTGATCATGGCTAAGGCGCACGGCAGAACTACGGTGATCACGGTTGCCACGAAGGACATCTCCCCGTTCACCAAGACCAGCACGTATGAGCGCGCGGCCGACGTGCACGAGACGACCGGGTACGGCGTGGACGACAAGGGCAAGGCTGGCGGCCTGCGGGAAACGAAGTTCACCTGCGGTGGCCTGTATGACAACACCGTGCTGGTCGGCCCGCGGCTCGTGCTGCA